GAGCCGGCGCGGCCCGCGCCGCGGCGCCAGCAGTCGGCGCGTTGGCCTTCGCGTACTCAAGCACCTGCTGCTCAGTCGCGGTGTCCGGCGCCGTCACCTCGAAGGTCTGGCCATCCGGGCGCGTGATCTCGTAGGTGGCCATGGCCTTACTGTTTCCGCCTGATGCTCCAGCCGTCACCAGAGGGGTGAGGAATAGACGTCGGCGGCGGCGCCGGATCCGATGCGGAAGCGCCACCCCTGAATCCCCGCGCCGACAACTCGGCCTCTCGATTGGCCAGCAACTCCTGCGTCAGCCTCGTGGCCCGAGCCAGCTTCGCCTTGAATACCACCTCTGGATCAGTTGCCAAGGGGAGTTCGCGCTTGAGTCGCACGAATTCCTGCTCATTGATCTGCTTGCCCGACTTCAAGTAGATGATCGAGTTCTGTATGCTCGCGAGCTCGGAACGGAATGTTGCTTCTTCTGCGCCTGCACCGATCCCGGTTGCGGTTCTCGCGCGTCCGACATTACCAGCGACGGGCCCGACGAATGACGGATCGTAGATGTCTCCTATGCGCTTCAGTTGACCGAGCAGCGTCCTGAAGTCGGCAAGATTCACCGTCTGCTCCGCCGACAGCGGTTGCGTCTTGGGCGGTCCCTGGACACCTCCGCCGGGAAGTCGAGTAGGACCGGGCGGTCCAGGTGCCGCAGGAGACGGAAGGGCCGCGCCACGTCCGCCGGACGATGGCGGCGGGATCGCAAAAGTCCTCGGAACAGCGCCACCACCTTCGGTGTAAGGCGTCATCGCCGTCACGGCGCTGAACAGCGCGCCGGCATAGCCTGGCATCTCGGGGCGCCAACCCGCATCGGCAAGAGCGCGCTCGGCAAGACCGTGTTGCCACGGCGGCGGCTCGTACCGCGTGCTGACTTCTCCCTGCGCGGTCACAGTGGGGATGGGCCGGCTCCCGGCCGGAGGTGTGAAATCCGGGCTGGCCGACCGTGGGATGGGCTGATACTTGCCGCCCACGAACGCGCCGGGCGATCCTCGCGGAACTGGCGTGATCTTCTGCTCGGCGCCCGTTAGTTGGGGCAGCATCCCTTTGAGCAGCTCCCAGCCTTCCGGTGATTCAGCCAAGCTCCGGTACTTCGACAGTCCCGGGAATGCCGGAGACTGCTCTGGCGCCTCCGATGGTGCCCCACCTGCCGCGACCACGCCCGAGCTTGACGGTGGGCCCTGCTGACCGATCAGTCCCTCCATGACCCTGGATCGGCCTTGCCGCTGCTGCTCGTTCAACTGTTGCTTTTCGGCCAACGTCAGCATTGGCCCGGCGATGCTCGTCGGTACTCGCGTCTGAGCAGGTCGCGGAATCTTGAGCGCGTCGTAAAAGGAGCCCAACTCGGTGAAGCGGGCCTCGTCGGCCGACCGCTGCGCCGCCTCGCCCGTAGCCACCTGCCGCTCCCGGAGCCTGCGATCCTGCTCCTCCATCTGCATCTTGGCGGCGGCGTCGAGCCCCTGCGGGAAGCCCATGGCGCCTTGGCCGAGTCCGGCGAGCCACGCGAGGCCGGTGGCGGCCATCACCAGATCCCGGCGTTCCGGTCATAGGAGTCCCACGGATCGCTCCAGCCGAAGTAGTTCGGATCCGCACTCGCCAAGATCGAGTTCAACCCGGTTGACCAATCTCCAGCGCCCCAATCATCCCAGCCGCCGAAGTCCCATCCGCCGCCGCTGGCCTCATAGCTCGACGGCGCATAGCTGGGCGGCGGCGCCAGCGAGTCGAATCCGAAGGGCCCGGCGTACCCGGACGCTTCGGAGATGGCCTCTGGCGACATGCCGACGTTGCTGCCTGCGGCGGCCGGCCCGGTCACCGCGAGCGCCGCAGGAGTCCCGCCACCCGTCCAGCGGTCGATAGCACCAGCGGCTCGGCCTCCCAATCGCTTCATCTCAGGAGTCCCGCCCATGGCCCGGCCCGCCCCGTACAGCGCCGCACTCGTCAGGCCCCCGAGCCCCTGGGCGAGCATCTGGTTCGAGGCGATGTCGCGCTGCTGGGCCAGCCCTCGCTTCTGCTGCGCCAGCCCCGCCTGGAACTGGTCGCTCTGCTGGCGCCGCTGCATCTCGCCCTGGGCGACCCCGGCGGCCTGTCCCAGCGCCGACTGCGTGGCCTGGCGCGCGTTCGTGGAGGCGTCGAGGCGGGCGCGCACGAGGGCGTCGGCCAACTCGCGCGTATTCCTGGCGCGCAGATCGTTCGCCACGCTCGACAGCCCGAGGCCGCGGCTCGCCATCTGCTCACCGATCTGGCGCTCCTGCAACTCGGACCGACGTTGCAAGTCAAGCGCAACGCGCTGGTACAGCGCCTCCTCGTAAGCCTTCGGGTCCGTCGACGCGAGCGACTCCAGACCCGTCAGCGCGGTGCCGTAGAGCTGGTCGGCTGTGGCCATGGCCGTATTCTATCCTCCGCCCTGCTGCTGGCGCATCCGCTCCATCTCGGCTTCCCACGCGGCGGCGATCTCAGCCTCCGTTTCCGGCGGACGCACATAGCCGGGCGCCGACGTGCCGGGTGCGAACGTGAACGTGCCACGTTCCGGGTCCATGACGAAGCTACTCCCGGCAGTTTGCCAATCGGGATCGGTGGGCTGCGGGATCCGTGAGGCGATGTCCATGATGTTCATGGGCATCTCGACGCGCAACTCGCTGCCCGGCATACCTGTATCGGGATCGGGCGGCCCCGTGGGAGTCTGCGTGCCCCCGTAGATCGCGTTCGGCGACGCGCCGCCAAAGACGAGCAGGTTCAGGAGAGCGCCTTCCGCGCCTTGCGGCTCCGAGACCGAGGACAGCGATCCCGCACCGCCCGTCCCCCACGATCCCGTGTTCGTGTCCACCGGAAGCGAACCGGCATATTGAATCGCTCCAAGGAACTCACCTCGCCGCCGCGCGATGGCCTCCACCAGTTCTTGCGCCTCGGGAACTCCTTCCTCCGCCGCGGCGAACAGCCCACGCATCCCGGTCAACACCTGGCTCAGCATCTGCTGCGTCGAGTCCAGAAGCCCTGGGCTGACGCCGGCCTGCACCGAGATGGCTTGCCGATCCGGCGAGAGGACCAAACCCGTGAACTGTGGCGCCATCGCCAACGCGGCATCCAGTTCTTCGGGCGTGGTCGAGAGCGCGAGATACTGGGCGAAGCGCGCGGCGGGCAGCGCCACGTCGGCCAGCTCTTGCGCCTCTCGCACGCCGTGCGGCACGTCGGGACGGTAGAGACTGCGAATGATGTCGCCGAACCCGTGGCCTCCCATGAACAGGGACACCGGACCGAACATGGCATTGAAGGCGGAATCCACTACGGAACCACCGATGTTCGCGGCAGCTTGGCCGGTATCCTCGGCTTCAATGCCTGCCCGAACGGCATTCGCTGTTCCGAGGATCCAGTTGAGATAGGGAATCTGCTGCCAGCCGGCCATGCCGGCGATGCTGTTGTATGTCTGAGCAGCGCCGCCAGCCACGCCGAGACCCGTCGCGGCTGGGCTCTGATCACTGGCCAACGACTGGCCGATCCTGCTCAGACCGGCGAGCCCCCCGGCAAGACCGCCCGCCGTGATCCCGCCACCGCCCGCGTCACCAAACTCGGCTTGCGCGGCCAGGTCGGCGTCCGAGGGCGTCAGACCGCCGAGCCCTTGCGTGTCGGGCACAGTGGAGAGATCGGGCAGCTCCCTGTCCAGGGGCGCCACGCCAAGGGTGTAGGGCTCGCCCCCGAGCTGCTGATCCAAGCTGCTCCCCAACTCGGGCGTCGTCAGTGTCAAGTCGTCAGCGAGTCGTTCCAGCCCGAACCCTTGCTCGGGCGCCGCCGGCAAGCTGCCGCCGAGTGCGGGAGCCACGAGCGGGGCATCCGGCAGGGTGGCGTCGAGGGGCGGGACTCCGAGCGTCAGCGGCGGGTTGAGTTGTTCGTCGATGGTCGTGCCGATGTCCGGGGAGACCAGCGGGGAAGTAGGCACGTTCACGTCCAGGGGCGGCACGCCGAAGGTGAGCGGTCCTTGGTCGATCAAGCCGGCGAGGCCGGTCGGTGGCGGAGGTTCCTTCGCTACGGTGTCCTTTTCTGCTTCCGTCAGCCCCTTGCCGAGCCCGCCCAACACCTTCGCCCCAACGCCGAAGCCGGTAGCGAGCCCCGACGCCTCCTCGGGCGTCGCCTCCGTCACGCCGGCGGGTGCAGCCGCCATGGCCTGCGTGGTGGCGCCCCCGCCCCCTCCGGTCGCGGTATCGGGGAGCACGCCCCCGCTCTCGGCCATCCCAAACGTCGGAAGCCGGCCCAGACCCGTTAGGGTGTCGTCCTTCGCCTCCGGGAGCCCCTGTCCAACTCCGGCCAGCCCACCCGGCGCTTGGGCCGGTCCAAACTGCTCCAGTGCGGCCGGGAGGCGCGGACCGAACGCGCGCGGGTTCAGCGGCATCTCAACGCCTCCAGCCAGAACTGCGATCAGGACGAGCCACCACAGGACCGCCTCCTACACCACCGCCCAGGTACCAAGCATGTTCACCACGAGCCAGCCGTCGACGCCATCGCCCATGATCATGAGGCAGTCCCCCACCGCGTTCGAGACCGCCGTGTTCTTGACATCCTGATCGTCGGCGCCCGCGATCCCCTTGCCCGTGATCTTGTCGGCCGCCGCTGGGCTGATGTTGATCTCGCCGCCTGCATCGGCGCAGAAGAACGTGTAGACGACGCCGGCGACGGTCGCGGGCAGCGTGAACGTCTGCGTCCCACTCCCGAGGGTACAGTAAAAGACCTTGCCGCTCTCGGCGACCGTGAGTGTGTCGGTGACCAAAGCTGTCGATTCATAGGAGGCCGGACGGGTCCATGTCGGCAGAAAGCCGGATGTGACAGCCAGAAACATGCCCTGGGTACCAATCCCGAGTCGTGTCAGCGTGTTGACGGCGCTCGCGTAGAGGATGTCGCCCGCCGAGTATGTGATGATCGTGGTCCCTGTGCCACAGACTTGGTTCAGCGCCGTGAAGTTGGAATTGAAGTCGGAGTCTACCGGGACCGTGTTATTAACGAGGGTGATCAGGCTCGGCATGGCTCAGGCTCCTCGACGGATCGTGCGACGCGGACGCCAGAAGATGTCATAGCCCAGCCACTCCCACTCTTGCGTGGCACTCGCGTTCTTGACCCCGAACTCGAACGACTCGCCGACGCCGGAGAGATCGACGCGCTTGGCGATGGACGAGCGCGCCCCAAGCGGGTCGACGCCCAGGGTCCACGTCGATCCCAGCGTCTTTGAGGCCCCGAGCATCGACACGGAGTACGACTTTGACGCGACCTGCTCATTGTCGATCTTACAGTCCACGGTCACGGTGTGGCTGCCCTTCTCCGCGAAATAGAAGAAGCCGTGGCGGATCGACTTGTCGATGCCGGGTGCGTTGAGTACGGAAAGATGACGCGCTTCGGGACTGTACGTGACACCGCTCGTCGATGTCTTGCGATTCAAGACGCGCAGTCTCCCAAACGTTCCATCCCAGACCCCGACCCATATCTCGATGCGTCCAGATTCAGGATCGACGACCGGAAACATGGCGGTGATGTCCAAACCGCGCCATGTGCTCCAAGCATTCAATCGTCCGTCGTACACGAGCAGAAGATCATTGTCACGGTCACCGTTCGTGTCCACTGCGATATAGATCAGATTCATCGATGAGTCATAGGCCATCATCCCAGCATCGAGTTGCTGGCTCGCGATCGAATATGACGTGTAGGGCTCGAAGTATGGTCGGATCGCGTCAGATGGAAACGACGATTTCAAGTCACCAAACGCCTGCGAGGTCGATAGCTTGACCACGCCACTTCTCGAGAGATACCACACGTCGTTCAACGCGAACACAGCGCCATGATGACTCGCACTTCCGACCGCCCCCGTCGTTGGCAGCACCGTGGCGCTCGACGGCGTGCCGCCCTGCCACCGATAAGGCCGCGACGACTTGAGCACGATCATTTCGCTCACGCCCGGCACCAGGTTGACGCAGATCGCGCCATCGCCGGGGTCGATCTGCGCGAAGCCCGACGTGGCGCCTGACCAGTCCGTCTCATCCGTGATGCCGAGCGGATTCGCGCACCACGAGATGCGGGACTTGTTCGTCGCGTCAAGGGCAAAGACATAGTTACGCCAGACCGCGATGGGACCAGGGGTCAGGGGCAGATTCGTCCCGCTGATCGTCGAAAGCGTCGTCCCGTCCCACGAACGAAGTGCATCCGCGCGGTTGCAGCAAAGTAACTTGTCATTGATCGTGGCGAAATACCATCGTGTCCCGACGGTGAATCCTGTGCCGATGGTTGTGAGAATCGCGCTTTCGATAGCGGACGTCGTGCCGGTGACTTCCAAGAGTCGACCATCATCTGTCCCAATCACGATATGTTGTGTTCCATTGGCTGTCCGATAGTCCACTCCTCCAGTAATTCGCACCGAACCCACGTGCGTTTCCACTCGTTGAGACCGCAGGCGCCGCGCCACGGCCCCCGAGGAGGTATAGAGGCACTCGTTCGCTTGGCTGAGCGTGTTCTGGCCCTTCTGGATCGCCCGCACCCTCGGATTGGTGCGTAGATCGAGCCCGCCCGCGAAGTTGTAGACGCTGTACCGCTCAAACTCGCGTCCGCGACTCGCGGCCACGCGCGGCATTACCAGTCCTCCATGTAACCCGGGATGATCTCAAGGTCTTGGCTCTGGCGCATCGTCGCGTAGAACACCTCGCCGATGATCTGCTTGCCGCGCGCCTCGAAGGCCGCGGCGTTAGGATCACGATCCTGCATGAGCGCCGATGCCGTGGCATAGCTCACCACGGCGAGGTAGAGCGGGTAGGGCATGGTCAGCGCGTCAGAACCACTCAGATCAGGGAACTGCTGAAGATAGTTGATCCTGAGATCGAGCGCGGTATCGCTCTTAGGCGCGTACCGGAGCGTGCGCTCAGCGATGAGATCGAAATAGAACATTCCTGGGGTGACGTTCGCGGTCACCTCCATGGCGGCACGCATGTCGGCATCCGCCAAATCACGATGCACGAAGCGCACCTGTTCGTAGTTGCTCGTCAGGCACTCGATCAGCCGCATCTCCAAGAAGTCATGGGGCAGCGTCATCGTGGTCCCGCCCACCGCGATCGCAAACCCAGAGGCCGCGTAGCTCTGGCCCAGGATCGTCAATGTGCCATCCGTCGACGACCGTGTGACGAGAAAGAAGTCGCGCTTGAGTCGACGGCACTCCGTAGCGACACGATCCTTCGCCTGGTTGATGTAACTCGTGATCTGCGCGGCGGTCCAGAACGAGGTCGAGGCTTCGTCCAGGTAGCCGCGGACCATGGTCGTCAGCTCCGTCAGCGACTTCTGGTAGTCAGACACGCGCCACCTGGCGACGGTCCCGGATCACGAAGCCGTCACAGACTTCGACGGACGGTGTCCGCTCGGCCGGGGGCGTCACCGCGACGCGCCGACCCTCCAGCCACGCAAGCCGGTCCACGCTGTCGTAGGCCACCACATGCGCCCGGTCCTGGATCATCTGGTTGACATCGCGCTGTTCCTGCTCCGCCACCTCGTCGAGTCGCCGGTTGATCGCCTCGATCCCGCCTTGGCGCCAAAGATCAGCGCTCGCGAGTTCATCGAGGATCCGTGGCGTGTTCTGAATCAAGTCGGGATGGACGCTCAGGATGTGGACGTAGCCCTCACGCCAGCCCTCATACAGATCACGCCCGCGGGCGGACTTCCAGGGCGAGGGCCGTTCGCCCAGGAGTGTGCGATGGCGGGGCGGCAGCTTGCGCTCGATGAGCCAGATGGCGCGATGCCGGCCCCAGCGGACGCGCAAGTCGGCGTCGTAGCGGCGCAGCGCCTCCGTCAGTGCCGCGGGCGGCGTGGGATCGGCAAGCATGGGCCAACCCTCACGCCGCCCGCACCATCGCGGTGACGCGGTTCATGTTGTTCGCCGTGCCGAACAGCGCCACGAGGGCGTCGCCGTAGACCTCGAAAGTGCCGCCCGCGAGGTCGTCACGCGCCATGACGAGATCGCCACCGATGAAGTCGTCCGAGAGGATCGAGTTATCTGCAAGCCCCTCGGTCACCTCGTAGAGGCGGCAGATTTCCAGCGCGGTGGCCAGCGCCGCGGTCGTGTCGGGGGCCGTGGTGGCGCGCACGTTGACCCCGTAGTAGCCGATGGGCACACCGGTCCCTTCGGCGCCAGTTGTCCGGCCCCACGTGACGGGCGGCGCCCAGACGATCAGGTTCTCACCCAGGGCGTACTCGTCCGCCAGGCCGTCCTGGATGAACAGGTTGGTGAGCGCCGTGGCCCAGGCGCCTGCCCCGTCCGAGAAGCGCACCGCACGGGCCGGATTCGTCGCGTCCACCGATGCCGTCGAGACGTTGATTGAGATGGCGTTGAACGGGACGCGTGAGAAGACGCAGAAGCCGTCGTTGTTCGTCGTCGTCTCGAGAACGAAGTCGTCGGTCCCGGCGTCCTGGGCATCGGTCGTGTCGTCCGTATAGGTCGTCGTGGCGTTGACCCACTGGCCGGCCTTCCATAGCCCGTTCGGTAGCCGAACTCCGATGCCGGCAACGATCGTTGCCGCGGCGCGATTGTGGAGCGCCCACTTGCCGAGCGCGCAGCCCGGGAAGTAGAGCGTTGATGTGGACGGCACGCCTCCGCCGGCGAACGCCTTGTAGGTCGGCGGGCGCCAGAGGAGACCCGTGTCCGTGCCCTGGTTCGTACCCCGGAGCTTGTACGGGTAGCTTTGGTCGATCGGGGTGTACGCCGCGCCGTTTCTCATGGCTGGCTCCAGTCGATCTGTGCGTAGCCGCGGTCGTAGGCTTCCCTCGCGCTGCGTGTGCCCTCGCCGACGACGGCGAAGTGCGGTCGCTCGTACTTCTGCGTGTGGTCCTGGGCCTCCAGATCGAAGCCGGCGTGCCTGATTGCGTCGCGCCGATCCTGGGCGGCCCGTGCCGCCACTACCTCACGACGGTGAGCGTTCTCGGCATAGGTCGGCACGTTTCATCCTCCGTGAAGGTGCAGCCGGCCCGCGGGCAGGACGTTCCGTTCGGGAAGTCCCGGCACATCTTCGGCCGCTGCTCGTAGATGCGGCAATCCCCGTTTGCCAAGAGGTGCCGGCAGTCGTAATACATCCCCGTCGTTCGGGCCTGCTCGCCTGATGGCAACGTGGCGCCCTCGGGGAAGACCCCGAGGGGCACCACCATGGTCGCCACGGTGAACTCGTCTAGAGTGAGCGGCCGGCGAGCCATGGCCGCCGGCGACTCGGAAAGCCGGAAGGACCGGCAACACCCGCCTGTCGAACACCGCATCCGCTACGCCAGCTTGACGAGCGTCCCGCCCTCGCCCGTCGCATCGCCCGTCTGGTACGTCTCGGCGATCTCGATATCCGTCGCCGTCCCGAACGTCGTCTCGATCGCCGTGGCAGTCGCGAGGGCCGTGCCATCGACGCGGCAATCCGAGACCATCAACTGGCCGTTGATGTCGGCGACGCCAGTGAAGATGTTGGTGAACACGGCCGGCGTGGCACCTCCGCAGCCCCGGAAGCAGAGCCGTCGCGCGATGTTCCCCAGCGCCGAGGTGACGAAGGTGAAGACGCTCGCCCAGGCCACGCCCGTCAGACCGACCATGAAGTCGGAGTCCTGCCAGACCCACCGCTGCGACGACGTGAGCGTGAAGGCATCACCCTGCTCGTCGTCGACGTAGAACACGCACCGCTCGACGAGCCAGTCCACGTTCGTGGTCCCGTTGCAGAACTCCGTGGAGACGCTCGTGGCGATGCCGGCGGCGTTCCAGTACAGATCATGCAGATAGCCCCGATCCGCGCCGCTGCTCAGATCGAGCGTGTTCGTGGCCGTGAGCGGAATCAGGGTGTGGTAGCCGATCTCGACGTCGTCCACCGAGATCGTGTAGGCGGCGTCGACGGCGGCCGTGACGGTGACCAGACTGCGCTTCGGGTGCCGCACGGGGGGCCCGAGGATGCGGCAGCCCGGGACGTTGATCGCCACCGCCGTCGCGAGCGAGTAGGCACCCGGCGTCAGGAGCAGTTTGTCGTTGCGGAAGTCGACCATGGCATCGAGAGCGGCCTGGAACGCGGCCGAATCCGTGGCGTAGTCCATGCCCCCGCTGGCCCCGCCGCCAGAGCCGAACACGCGGCCCGGGTTGCGTTGGGCGTACAGATCGAGCGGCCCCGTACCGTCCGGCTTGGTCCAGCCCTGGGCCACGGTGCGGTAGTTGGCGTCGACCAGATAGTACGTCTCGCCGAAGTCAGGTTCGTTGAACTGGTTGACGAGGTTCTTCAGGTTCATGCGCGCGATCTCCTTGACGGCATTCGGCGCGTCTGGTGCGCCCAGGCCCCCCTACCGCCTGGAGCGGCCCCGCGGGCGGGCCGCTCACCCGTTCAACGCTTACCCAGCGGCGTAGAGCACCCAGACGTCGGGGTCGTTCGCCACGGTGCCGGTGCCGACGTCGGTAGCGGGCGCCGCGATGGACAGCCCGTCGATGTCCGTCGCGTTCGCCAGCGTCACGGGGCCCTTGCCGAACAGCGCTGCGGCGCTGATCTCGCCCGACGTAGCCGACACGCCGACGGAGAGAACGGCATCCGTGGTTCCCACCGTTACGTCGGCGCTGTCTTCCTCGTACAGCTTGACCGTGCAGGCCGTGCCGTTGCTCCGCGCCACGACGACCAGCGGGTAGGACCCCGCCGTGTTGCTGATCTCGACGATGGTGTGGAGCGCCGTGGCCGAGTACAGGTTGATGTTGTCGCCCGCCTTGAGCGCCGGCGGGACAGCGCGCAGCAGTCCCTCCATGACCTGCCACACGCCGTCGGGCAGGTACGCGCCGAGGTTCTGCAAGTTCCGGATCTGCACCACGTTGGCCATGGTCTACCCCCGTTCCGCGGCGACGATCCGAGAGCCCGGCTCGCGCCCCTGGTTTTCTCGAAGTTCGTTACGCGGCACGTTGAGCCGAAGGACTTGCGAGTGTGATCGATCGACACCGTCGAGGTCCCAGCCCTCAACGCGCCTCGTATCGATCTCGATCCGTTCACCCGTGTCGACCACGTCGGGACCGAGTTCGTTGGCCAGATGCTGGGACACGCCCTCGAATCCGGGAGCATCCCGAAGCGCAAGCCGAAAGACGAACTCACCCTCGGTGGTCCAGACCATGAGTTTGCGGCCTACGAAGAGGAACCGCGCCACATCGGCGTAGGTCGTTTTCGTGATCTGGCCGCGCTTGAACTCGAAGGGCCGCCCGTCGTACTGGAACTCGAACCCGCCGAGACCCGCCCGGTCGATGAGCAGAATCGGCGTGAGGTCTCGATCGTCTGCCATGAGGCGCCTCCTAGTCCACGTGGACCACGGCGACGCTGGCCGAGATGCCGTCGAATCGGACGCTCTGGTTGGGCGCCTTGCAGAAAAAGTTCTTCCAGATGTAGTAGAAGCCCTCCACGCCATGCTGGAACGTGGTCCCGGAACCGAGCCGTTGGAGGATGGATCCGTCATCGTCGAACCACTTGCCGGGTTCCTCGACAAACTGGATAAAGTTGGAGCGGTCGATGCCGTAGATGACGCCGTAGTCGCAGTACTTCTCCTCCATGAACGGGATGCCACCGAACGTGACGGCCTGGCGCTTCGCCGCGCGCGTCCCGGCGTCAGGATTCGACAGATCGCCGCCCTGATACCGGCGCGCATCCTCGGTGACGGCCAGGTAGGCCCGCCGGACTGAGTGGTGCAAGACGAAATCGCTGACCTCGCCATCACCGCGCTGGTCGGTCATGTCGAGGCCCTTCTGGATCACCTCGCCGCTCACCGCCCCGTTGACGGCGATCACCGACGCCTGGAGCTTCGGAAAGGTCGTCCGGTTCAGCCCGAAGTATGTGGAGACATAGGTCCCATCGTCCACATGGCCCCGAAGGCCCATGGTCTCCTTGGCGTAGCTCGTATCCGACACGTCGGTCAGAGTTGCCTTGTTGGCCCGCACGATGTAGTCGTTGTCCTCCACGGCAGCGGCGGCCGCCGCACTCGCCGTGTAGGTCGTCCCGCCCGCGGCGTAGGCCGACACGAGATGATCAGCCGACGCGCGGATCGCCCCGGTGGCTGGGTTGACGAACGTGACGCGGTCGTTGACCGAGATGAAGCGGTTGCCGTTGGTGGCGCCCGCGACCCCGTGAGGCGAATCGACCGTGATGGTCGTCCCGGTGCTCGGATCGCCGTTGACGAAGGCGAGCACGCCGCGTCCGTCGCCGTTCAACATCCGGTTCAACTCGGCGCGAAGATCCTTGATGAGTCGCGTCGTCTCCTCCTCCATCGCAGACGCGGCGGCGTGACGCGGACCCTGGGACGCCTTCATGACCTGGGCGCTGAGCTGGATGCGCCCTCCGATGTACCTCATCGGGATGCGCGCCGTGGCGTACTCCTGCTGACCCGCCGCCGGCACCGCTCCCATCTCGGAGTAGGCGCCGACCCCGCGGTTGCGCCCGATGTGAATGGTTTGCTGCACCTCGCGCCCGCCCCAGTCGTTGGCGTCACGCTCCTCGAACAACTCCAACAGCTTGATCTTCTGGGGCACCAGTTCGAGGATCGCGGGGCCCCACACGGTTCTGAGGACTTCGTCGAAGGATACTGTGTCCTGTCCAGCCATGAGCGTCTCCCTAGCCGCTGCTCAACAGGTTCCGCGCCATCTTCGCGACACTGCCCAGGTACTCCCGTTCCTTGCCAGGTTGGAGCTTGGGCAAGGCCGGTTGACCGGGGCCGCCGCCGACGGGGCGAGGCGGAAGTCTGCTGACGCGACCTTTGGCTTCGAGGGTGGTCGTGGTGGCCGTCCGCCGAAGCGCCTCGACAAACGGCTTGAGTTCCGTATAGACCTCGCGGACCACGTCGATGTCGCCCGCCATGTACCGCTGGAGCCGCTCCGGGTTCATCTTCAGCTTCGCGGCAATGAGGTCTTCGAGTTCGGTATGCGTCTCGGGTGGCAGGTTGTCCGCCTTGAACAGATCACCGAGCGTATTGCGCCCTTGACGGGTCAGCGCGTTGAACTGCGCCTTCGAGAGCGATTCGAGCCGATCACCAGAATCGAGGATCTTGGGTGCCCGCTCGTCGAGAATCCAGGCCAGCTTGGGATGCTGGCGAATCAGGTTCTCCAGCGCGGCGCCGGCCTGCTGCAACTCGAACTGCTGCTCGGGCGTCATCCGGCCCGCCGGCGCCTGCTGCTGAGCCTGCTTGAGGCGTTCGAGTTCCTGGGTGAGTTGGCCGACTTGACCCGTGAGACCCCGGTTGTGCTGCATCATTTGCTGCCATCGGGGATGGGTGTGGAACGGGGGTTCCTTGGCGGGGCCCTGATCCTGCGGCGGTAGCGTCGCCGTGGCCGTGGTGGATGCAGGAGCGCCTTGAACCTCGGGTAGCGGGAACGACTCGCCGGTGCTGACGTCCAGATCGTCTGGCATGGACTTCGCCTCGCCGCGCGCCTCATCGTGCGGCAGTGCCCGAAACGACGAAGGCGCCGGAAGGGTTTCACGTCCCCGTAAGGGATCACCCTTCCGACGCCCTCGTGCGTCCCGTGGTCGGCCCCCTGGGACGAGGCCCAGAGGCTTACGGCGGGGGATCAACCCGCGCCCCGATTCAGTTGTCGACTACCGCGCCCTGTACGCCGGGCGCCTCCGCGATTCGCCCGCACGGTATGCCCGTGGCACGGAACTTGTCAAGACGCGCTCTGCGCCATCTCGCCCATCATCTCCTGTCCTTGACCCTCCAGCCCCATCGGCGACGAGGCGCCTTGCATCGGCGAGGTCGCTGGCTTGGCCAGGAACCCACCGGACGGGTTCGGCTGGGCATTCAGCCCTACCACGGACTGCATCTGCTGGATCATGAGTTCGTCGTGGTACGCCTTGTGCCGCTCGGCGAGGACCTGGACGATCTCGGGAAGCCGCTGCGACCGCTCCGCCTTCAGGAACGACCCATGCTCCCGGCTGTGGAGCCCGTGGTTGTCGACGGCGGCCCGGACCTTCGGGATCGTGACGCCGCGCAGCCGCATCTGCTGGATGATCAGCGGGTAGGGCATCTGTTCCAGGGCCATGATGTCGTCGCCGATCGCCTGGGAGAGCGTCGGGTCCTGCGCCAGCGCCTCGAAGGCTTCGTTCTCCCGCATCGCGTTCTTCACGTCCGCCGCCATGGTCGGCACCATGTAGAGTTTACCGTAGGTCTCGAGAATCTTGTGCCGCACCTCGGGCTCAGCCGGCGACAGGACCCCGAGCGTCAATAACTGCTCGATCTCGGCCCGCTCCACGAGCGTTGACCGCGGAGTCGATGACCCCGCCTCCGGCATCACGTCGACCCGCCCGCGAAGATCGGCACCGAGGAACTTCTCGACCTCCCAGCCGCCATCACGCCCCTGGATGCGCCGGAGGCGCTCCTCGGTCACGAACTCGCGGAAGATGTCGAGGGCCTGCCGGGACCACGCCCCCCAGGCGTTCTCCCACGTGATGAACAGCGGCGCGAAGCGGCTTTGGCCGCGTTCCTGGAGGATCTGGAGCGCGATGCCGGCCGAGACACCAGCCGGCCGGGCCCCTTTGATCACGTCGAACGTCGCAGCGAGCTCCTCGAAGGTCTTGTCGATCTTCTCGATCATCTGGATGAACGCAAGCGGGATGCCGAGGCCCTGGAGACGTTCTGGCTTCGCGTTCGGCGCGATCGGGTTCGGTGTCCAGTACATCTTGGCGCCCGGCTCGCCCGTGAAGCCCTGGACGCCGCAGCCGCCCGGGATCAGCCATGTGGGCGACCCCATCCGCATCCCGCACGCCTCGATGATCGACTCCCAGCGGTTGCGCTGGGCCTGCTTGTGGGCCAGATCGTCGGCGACCGTCTTCGGATAGCCGCTGCCCGGCACGTACTTCTGAGGGAACCAGACGTGAGGCAGGAAGGGCGCCCGTGAACCGTCGGCCCGGCGCGAGCCATAGGGAATCGGGCCGGCGTGAGCGAGCTGATCGCGGCCAACCTCGATCGCCAGCAGCCCGTCCGGGTAGGTGGAATCGGGACGTTGCCAATGCCACGCCTCCGTGACGCGGTCGGCCCGGAGCCGGACGCTGGCCAGGAACCGGGTCGAGCTCGTCTCGTCGAGCGCTGGCGGAAGCGTCGGGAGGGCCTCGGCATACCACTCGTCCGCCGTGCTCCCGGCCGTGTTGGGCTGGAGCGTCTCGGCAAGCGCGGGCCAGCGCCGTTTCGCCTCGTCGATCGACACCGACTTTTCTCGGCGATACCCGCGCTGCTTCGTCCAGTCCGTCACGCCGGCGTCGAAGTACATCTCGAAGAGCGAGACCACGTCCAGGTACATGCGGCCGATCGGCACGGTCTGCATCACATCCGCTGGGCCAGAAACCCCGCAGTCCTCACAGGCCGGAGCGCCAGGCGCCTGGACGTGGCCGCACCCCGGGGCTTGGCACACGCTGGCGAGGAGTTGGCGCGTCCCGTGCTCCGGGTCGGGGTCGTAGCCCGTCTCCAGCCAGGCCCCGCCGGTCAGCGCCACCCACGCGGCGAGGATCTGGCGCATCGAGCGCACCTCCACCTCATCCTCGATCACCTCCATGACACGGGAGGCGACATCGGCGGCCGCACGGTCCTCTGGGTCCGTTTCGCTGCCCGGCGCGAAGAGCAATCGAGGCTCGATCCGGGCGAAGACCGACGCCACAGCGTCGAGCGTCGAGCTGAAGATATTCGTCATCGGGGTCGGCGTCCCCTTGGTGAGCCGCGCTGGCCGGAAGCGGTTGATGGCCCGGTCCCACCGAATCCACTGGAGCCCGCGGTAGAAGAGCAGGTTCCGGTACGCGGCTCGGACGAACGGCTCGCGGCCTTTCTGCCATTCGTCGCGCTTCCGGCGCATCAGCGACCGGATCGCGGCGTGGTCCTTGTACGGATCGGCGGG